TTCATCGAATGCTTTCGGGTCGTCAATGGGCAGGTACGAGCAGTTGTAGCCTGCGGTGTTATCCCTGTCCAGTGCCTTACCAGCAGTCATGATAGACCGCATAGACGGCATCACTTCTAGGTTAACGATGGCATCACGAATCTGCTCTTTGTTAGGGATGTCGTGGTTGTACTTCTCTTTAAGGTGCTTCTCCATAAAGTTAAGGTAACGGTCAACAGTCTCGCCCCAATGCTCACGGCGATGCTGATCTGGCAGAAACCGACTGTAGCGGCTCTTGGATATAAACTGCTGGTAAATGTCCATCTTAGTCATTGATTAAGTCCTCTAGTTGTTCAAAGTTATTTTCTACCTTATCTATAAATCTCTCTAGCAATTCCTCTGAAGATATGTCTAGTAACTCTAGCAGCATCACCTCATCAAACTGCTTTAGCTTATCTATAATGTCCCTCAGAGTGTATGCCATACTTATCCTTTCTTATAATAGATGCTACGAATTTTATCATAATTCTTGATAGCGAATTGTAGGTAGTGTAGTGCCTTCTCCAAATCCTGCTGACCATTCTTCTTGTTATGGCGCTGGACATACTTGATTACATTGCATAGCCAAGGATCTAGCTGCCAATCCAAGAATACATCCCAGGGCTGAATGCTGGTAGTCTTATAATGGCTACCGCCAACTTGCATTTTGTCTATCAACATCTTGCCAAGATCTGTCTTCTCTGTGCTACGAGATACGACAGCATTCCATTCATCTGGTGTTACATCGTCGATACTAGCCATATTTCTTCCTTAAATAATCCAACGATACGAACATCTCATCAAAGTGACCGTCATTGACTTCGTGCAATACCACAACACCACGCCAATGCTGGTTACCTTGATGACCCATATAGTCCTCATCATGCAGGTAACACGAACCTGCGATGATGCAGGTGATATTACTGCCGTCAGCCCTGCGCCCATAGGCTACTTGCCTGCCCTGCTGATGGCCTACCACAGCGCTCTGGTGGACCTTACTAATCATGGCTGATGCTGTGCCAATAGGCCTACCCATAACGCCACTTACAAGGTAATGACAATATACCACGCCGTCAATAACAACAGGATCAAGGAAATCAAACACCTCCCAACCAGCCTCTTCGTATCCGCAATCATCCGTGCTAATAGTTCCGTCGAGTTTAGGATCGCTTTCAATTGCTCTTTTGATCCTGTTTTCGTGATTGCCAAGCGTGAGAACCATTCTAGGTCGATATTGTCGCTCCTTGTTTCGTCTTGCTCTTTCATTAAAGTCCTTTAGTGGTTGTAACAGCAGGTCCATTCCCTTGTGTGTGGCTTCAATGTCTTTCTTATAACGCCTACCCTCAAAAGACTTCTTACCTTTATCGTACTCTGACAGTGACGGCATATCAGCAAAGTCACCGATGTTGATAATGACATCAGGCTTCTTCTCGACAATGTAGTGACCAATCCATTCCAGATACTCAAGGGGAACGCCGTCCTTGACTTGACAGTCAGGTATGATTAGATGTTTCATTTCTAGTCGTCGTCCATTTCTTCCATTGAAGCACGAACACGCTTAGAGATTTCATCATCACGAGGAATATGATTGAAGATGCGATTATCAATGATCGTTTCTGTGTGGATATGCTCACTGATGTCATAGCCATAGAAAGCACTTAGAAAGTCTACAAAAGACTTTAAAGGAACTTCCCAGCTATCTTCTTCATGAAATTCAGCCTCATAAGATAATACACGGTTATTAGGCACACCATCGTAGCCTGTGTCATTAAACTGCTCTGTGATCTTAAACTCATACTTGTTCACGGGTACTCCTTTCAAGAATGTGGAAATAATATTCAGCGTCAACCACTACCAAGGGCTTGGCCCTATTTTGTTTAATAACGACGACAGCTTCTCTGCTGGTTGGACAGTTCTCCTGCGCTTGTTGGTAGAACCCGTATACGGCAATTCGATCCCTTGACTTGCATTCGACACTAATACCCAATCGTCGTGCCGCCACTGGCGAGAAGAGGATGTCTTCGCCACCTGCGCCCATACTTGTTGATCTAATGTCTTCATCACTTAATCCAAATAGGGTTATTAACTGGTCCCGTACCCACTGCTGGAGCAACCTGCCTTTTGCTTTTGCGCTTTGGGGTTTCAATCTTGATCTCCTTTCGCTTCTTAATCCACGCCTTCGGTATCATCATCCTGGCGTTGTTACTACCAAGCGATAGTGTTGATGCAATGACAACAGCGTCATCGTCTTCAGTGATAAGAAAGCCTAGCGTAGTGCAGGGATGTAACTCTGGCTTAGTGTCGGCTTCCCAGCCTGCGCTGCATACAGCGTCAATCCATTCAACTAATATAACTTTATTCATAGCTATCCTAAATTGAGTTTTCTATAAATAACACCATCATGCCAGGACTGGTTTTGACCTTGTTCCCACAATTCTAAAATTTCATTTACTTTTTTAAATATTGGTTTTCTACCAGCAAAACAAAATGCGTAGACCAAAGGAGCATCGAAAGAAGAATAAATTTCAACTATCTTTGGTAATATTTTAATTTCTTTTTCTTTTATGTTTGCCGTTCCCTTTACATTTATAACTCGTATTTTGTCTTTCTTTGTTACTATAAAATCTGGAATATTTCGTATCAGTGGGTTTAACTTAAAAAAGTTATCTACATTTTTATTTTTTTCATCAAAACCCAGCCTGCAAATATTCCATTTTTCTTTTATTGCCCACTCAATAAATATGTCCTCACCTGTATTAGTTACTGCCTGTCTTTCTAAATAACTTTGTTTTGCGTTTCCAGTGGTGGCGGTGTCCACAATTCCCCATCCTTTCGTCGTATCCATAACAATTGACCCTGCTCTGTTAAATAGTCTAGATCACCTTTGTAGGCTTGTGACACAGCCTTAAACAGCTCTTCCTCAGTAACACAACCTTCCAGTATTTTTTCAGCCTTTTTAGGCCCAATCCCCGACAATCCTGGGATGTTGTCAACCCTGTCTCCTGTAAGAAGCTGTCTGTAAAAATTTTTAATTGCCTGTTCTTCCGTAACATAGTAGGCCTCATTCTTAACAAAGTTATAATGCTTGCCACGCAAGTTATCGAGGTCTTTATCAATGGAACAAATAATGTAATCTTCCTCGCCCATTGAATAGGCTCTGATGCCAATGGCATCGTCAGCCTCTTGCGTTTCCTGTACAGAGAACGCCCAAGCATCTATCATGTACTGCCTGATAATACCAAGATGCCTAGGCTTCTCCGCTACACGAGTGCCTTTGTACGGCGCTGACTTCGCTATGTCAAACCTAAAGTTACTAGAGCCAGTAAGGTAGCCTTCGCAGTCTTCAACTTCTGCGTAAGTAAACACCAGTTCCTCTAAAAACTCTGATGCTTTACGAATAGCAATCTTCTCTGGCTCATCTTCGCAACCATAGGCTATGCGGTAAGCAACGATGTCAGCGTCGATTAAGGCTATCACAGGATGTCGTCGTCTTCTTCTTCGTCAGGAGTGTACGCTTTTAAATCCTCTACAACCATCTTCTTGATAGAAGCTGACCTTCCCTTCCTGTTTTGAAACTCCCAAGGATAGTATGTAACCAGTGCAACAGCCCTGCTGCCATTACCGATAGCAACATCAGCCAGATCATTCCCTTCTTGGTCAAACACCTTAATAGGAATACTGCTTTTTGCTGTAACGAAGTGACCTTTTTCGGGCTTATCGTCACGAGTCCTGGTTTTAATACCCATGCTTTCAAGGGCTTTAACAGCGCCTTCTGAAAGATTACAAAGGTCGATTTGATACTTCTCGCTCATAGCGTTTGGCTTGCTATGAAAACACCACTGCACTTCTGCTTTGATTTTGACGGGCTTTTCGTTTTCCATCATATTTCCTTTCAGTGTTTAGAATTACTACTAGGTTGGTACAGCTTATCCTGCAAAATATCCAGCATAACAACATCCAATGCTTCTGTCAACAGTTTATATATTCTTTGTTTATCCTCCATAAGATCATCTGATGCACCTACCATGAATTGGCCTTCTAGTGTTTCGTAGACGACCACGCCTCTTGCAATATCTGCACGATTAACTTTCAATGTGTTTCTGCCCAGTTTTGTCCGACTCTATATTCGCCCGTGAGTGGGCATCGTAACCCCAGAGCCGTGCCAGCCTCTGTGATCGCCTGTACTGCCATCTTACCAGCCCTATCAGCATCTTCCTGGGCCACTTCCATCTGCCATTCATCATGAACATTCGCAACAAAGTGCGCCTTTATTTTAAATTTCTTAAACT